GAAGCATCATGTTAATCAAGTCGGCAAGTCTAAGGTTAGCACTGTCACATGCATTCGTGCTTCACCAAGCTAAGTCAGTGCGTCGGTGTATCTGTAAACAAGGGGTATGGTATGTGTGGATCTGATGGGTACTTGGATTGAAAGAAGCCGCTTAATTGCGGCTTTATTGTCTTAGATGAATGATACTTCTGGCTTGAACCACCTGCGACCCTGTTTATCATTACCAAGGTACTTAACTTTACTTTCATAACCGTTAGCACGCATTAACATTGATATTTGCTTCAACCCTTTATATGGTCCACCAGGTGCTATCTCTTCAATTTCCTTGGCACTCATACCTGACAAGTCTACTGTGGTGATCCAATCATTAAACTGTTCGTTCTGTTTCTGCTTCTTAAATGCTGCTGTTTTAGCACTGTTAACTTGTGCATTGAATTTCCTGATGAACGTCGGGTCACATATTAGTCTTATCATATCTGCTTCACGGTCATCAACTTCATCTGTTGAATCGAACAGGTGTGATGTTATCAATGTGATAAATGACTGCGTTACGTTCAGTTCTTTTGCGAGTGTTAAAGTGTTCATGTTAATCCTTAATCGAGTAGTTACACATGACACATATTAAGTAATATGGTGACGAATGTCAAGGAATCCAAACTGTCATAGATGTGTCATAAATGATAACCATTCGCATTGATGTAGTGACCTGTCACGCGATAGGACAAAAGTGTACGAAATCCATGACCAATGACACAAATCCATGACGTACATTTCCATGACGTGTCATTTTTTTATTACTTCTAAGTTACTGTTTTACTTATTCATTATTACTATTATATATACTGCTATGACAGATTGACACATTTTACAGAAGTTGACAGATTTTATTTTCGATACATGTTTAATATAGCCCTTTACGAATCCTGTAATGTATATATAATGAGTGTCATGACTTAATTTAACGGTGAAATTATGAGCTGGTGGATGGAAGAAATAGAACCCTATGAAGTGGTGAACTATCTCACTGAATTGTTTGAGTACGACCACGGTGAAGGTAGGTTGCGATGGACTGAAGATCGTAACATGTGGAATATATTACCTGCATCAATGAAGCGTCGTGCACAACAGGGTGCAGTAGCAGGTACAACAAGTCGCAAGGGTTATGATTATGAGATCAAGATTGATGGAACACTCAAGCCAGCTTTACCTTTGATATGGGAGCATCAGACCACCAATTGTAAAACTGCTATAATGACAATCAAACCTGGTGAAACACGTTTCAGTATTGACAACCTTTGTTTAATACCTAGTAACGGTAGGTCTAGTAGATCAAGAGCACCTAAAGCACGTGCAGCAGGTAAGACAGTTGTGTCATGGTCACATGAACGTAAGAAGTTCACAGTGGTGAAAGTAGACAATAATTACAATAAGATGGTTTTGAGTTATCATGACCTCATTGAAGATGCCATTGATGCATTGAAAAAACCTGAAGTGAGCTTCTTATGAGAAAGATTAGATTAACAGATGAATTCATGTTACCACCGAAAAAGGCGAACTTTGTTGTCGAGTACGTGAAGGACTTTGCACCACGTCGTGCTGCTGAAGCATCAGGGTTCGCAGCAGACCACGGTTACAATTTACTTAATGATCCTAATATCAGTGCAGCTATTGAGCATATTATTCAACAACGTCTTGAAGACAATATGATCGACACTGACTGGTTACTGTATGAGATGGTGGACAATCACCGTATTGCACGCCAGCAAGGTAACATCACAGCAAGTAACACTGCATTGAACATGGTGGGTAAGCATAAGCGTGTCGATGCATTCGCTGCTGATAAGATAAAGGTTAGTACTGATGCCGATGTCATGGAGCGATTAGTTGCCGCGAGAAAGCGTGTTAGTAAGCCTGATGACGATGAACAAGATGGTGTTTCATTCTTCTAGTAAACTATGCTACTCTTCAAATTCACCCGTTACTGGACTCAGTAGGCACTGACAGTCCGTCACCCTGTCACCAGTCTAACCAGTAACGGGTTCAATTCATTGGTGATGACAATGGTGACACATGTCTGATATTGATATTCAACTCGCTGATGAAGTCAGCAAATTCTACGATGACCCACTTGGTTTTGTACTGTTCGCGTACCAATGGGGTGAGCCTGGTACACTTCTCGAAGGTTTTGACGGCCCTGATATTTGGCAACGTGAAGGACTTATTGCAATCGGTGAACAAGTTAAAGACCGTAAGTTCGATGGTTTCAATGCTGTTGATCCCATACTCATGGCATGGGCAAGTGGTCACGGTATTGGTAAAAGTTGTTTCACTGCTTGGATCGTCAACTGGATAATGTCAACTAGACCATTCAGTCGTGGTCGATTGACCGCAAACACCGGTGATCAGGTTCGTACGGTAACAATGGCTGAGATCAGTAAATGGAACAGTCTATCTATTACAGGCCATTGGTTTGTTGTTAATGCAATGAGTGTTCACCATCGTGCTTACCCTGACAAATGGAGACTTGATGCAATAACATGTCGTGAAGAGAATTCTGAGGCGTTTGCAGGTCTTCATGCTGCTTCATCTACACCTTATTACATTTTCGATGAAGCATCAGCTATACCTGAAAAGATATGGGAAGTATCATCTGGTGGTCTGACTGATGGTGAGCCGATGCACTTCTGTTTCGGTAACCCCACGAGAAATTCAGGTTCATTCTTTGAATGTTTCAGGAAGAACAGTCACAGATGGATAACCAGACAGATTGACAGTCGTGACACTAAGATTGCTAACAAGAAATATCTCAACCGCATCATCGAAGATTTCGGTGAAGATAGTGATCGAGCAAGAGTGCGTGTACGTGGTATGTTCCCTAAAGGTGGTGACATGCAGTTCATTCCATCTGATGTTGTCTATGATGCAATGCGTCGTGGCAGTGGTGCTTATCTTGGTGACGACCCATTAATCTGTGGTATTGATATGGCACGTGGTGGTGATGATAACTGTATGATTCAGTTTCGACGTGGTAAAGATGCTAAGTCTGAAAAGGTCTACAAGATACCAGGTGAGAAGTCACGTGATTCAATGAAGGTCGTGTCACTACTTACAATGATACTTGACCGACATAAACCTGATGTTAGCTTCATGGATAAAGGTTCAATGGGTGGTCCTGTTGCTGATAGAATGCGTCAACTCGGTTACCATGTTGTTGATGTAGGTTTCGGTGATAATGCTGCTGATGCTAAACACTTTAAGATGCGTACTGCTGAGATGGGTTCACATTGTAGACAGTGGTTGCTTGATGGTGGTGCTATCCCTAATGACCCACAACTTGAGATTGAACTGACATCACGTGAGTTCGGTCACAATGACAAAGATCAACTCGTGCTTGAACGTAAAAAGGACATGAAGAAACGACTCGGTGTCTCACCAGATTGGGCTGATGCATTGTACTTGACGTTTGCTGAACCAGTGCCTAAACGTGAAATACCACGTGGACACCTTGATCACAATCCTTATGTGCGTAACAATAACAACGGTGATTACAACCCATTAGACAGTTGTGACTCAGATGAGTACATGTAGACATTGTTTCTGCGTGTGCTATTATCTCATTAATTGTAAAAGTCAATAGGAGAATCCGCATGTGTGGAGGAAGTCCATCAGCACCACCACCGCCACCTCAAGTACCTGAAGCACCACGTGCGCCAGATACAGGAACGAGTGAAGCAGCAGGTGCACAAGATCGTCGTCGTCGAGCAGCAGCAGCAGGTCAAGAAGGTGGTCGAAGTACCATTCTGACAAGTGCGCGTGGTGTACAAGACGGTGCAGCAACTGCAACTAAGACCTTGTTAGGGCAGTAATTAATGTCTACCAATATTGCTAATGTTGACACTACTCAGTATGTGAAAGTTAACAACGGTACAGGTGCTTTTACGATAGAGTCGCATCGTGACACTGTTCGTATTGCATTTAGCGATGTGAAACCTGCACGTGATAACACTGCTTTTCATGAAATAGGTGGTGCACTGAAAGAGTCAATTTTACAAATACCATACACTGAAACAGGTATATGGGTTTTGGCGATGACTGATAGGTCAAAGCTGACTATCACTGACCACCCGTTGGTTCGTGTTGGTGTTACAGAAAATTTAAGCAATAAAACATATAATACAGATGCGTGGTTCAGGGATAAAACTGTCATTGATGATTCGATATACCATGGTATGTTTACGTACAACGTACCAGCAGATAACTGGTATGAAATGATTGACGACGTTGAACAAAATACTTTCGTATCTGCCACATCGGTTGATGGTAAACTACATTTAGAATCGGGTGCGATCAACGAAAAACGTCAACTGAGATCGTACCGTAACCCACGATATGAACCTAACCGTGGTCATTTATACTCTGTATCTGTAATATTACCTGTAAAAAATGCAGCAGGTGAAAGAACATTTGGTGTATTCACAAAAGAAGCTGGTGTTGGTTTCAGGCTACGATCAGGGTCTTTATACGCAATAAGACGAACCACAGTGCAAGGTGTAACCGCTGACACTGAAGAATTAATATCTTTACCATCACATGTCAACCTTGAAGCAGGTAATGTATTTGATACACAGTTTCAGTGGCGCGGTGTTGGTTCTTACTTCTTCTACATTAACCTAAACCTTGTTCACACAATGGACCTTTTAGGTACACTCACGGAGCTATCGGTATTCAACCCAGCGTTACCTTGTGCTTTTGAGGTTATTAACTTAGGGGACTCAGTATCACTTCAAGTAGGATGTGTTGATGTTACTGCGGAAGGTGGGAAAGATAATGGTAAAACTTATGGTGCAATTGGGACATCAACGCAGTCAGGCTCAATTGCAGTTGCTAATTTTAATACGCCAGTTTTAGTTGTAAAGAATAAGAAAAACATAGGTACACTGTTGAATACTAGGGATATTTTATCTCTACTTGCAACAGCGTACAGTGACCAGCGTAGTGTGATGCGAGTATGGGTTACACGAGATGAAACAGCAATCACCATGAATGATCAGTCGTGGTCAGATTTCAGGGATGGTCACATTGAGTATGTTGAATATGATAACCCTAACGTAACCAACCCAATAACATTCGACACGACTAAAGCTAATTTGGTTTTCACATCAAGGGTGGACCAAGACCAAAGTTATGCTACATCAGCACTATTTGAAGGTAGAACCGACATATACCAGACACCAGGTGACATGTTCATATTCACAATCCACCGTGAAACTGGTGGGTCAGCTAACGTGGGTATGAGTTATGAATTCGCGGAGGCTATCTAATGTTTTTTGATACAGAAGACGGTGAGACGGTGAAATTAAACTCAGTGATTATGGTTGAACCTGTTCAGGGTAACAATGGTCGAGGGTTTTACAATGTCCATCTCATTGGTGGGCAACATGTTACAATAAAAGAATCACACAAACCACGTGCTGATTTTATTGCAGAATGGAAGACCATATAATGCCAACTATTAAATCATACAACAAACGACTTGAAGCATTGCGATCAGAACGTTCAACATTCATCCCACTGTATCGTGAGTTGTCTGACTACCACCTTGCACACCGTGGTCGTTTCCTTACGTCTGACCGTAATAAGGGTAACAAGCGCAACACGAAACAGATTAACAATATATCACGCATGGCTAACCGTACACTTGCTTCAGGTATGATGTCAGGTATCACGTCACCGGCTAGACCTTGGTTCAGATTAGGTACGGGTGATAAGAACCTTGATGACAGTCAAGCAGTGAAGCTGTGGTTGCATGAAGTTCAACAAACAATGTACAAAGTGTTCTCACAGTCAAACTTATACAATTCACTTCATCAGTTATATTCAGAACTCGGTGTGTTTGGTACTGGTGCGATGGGTATTTTCCACGACTTTGAAAACGTCATCTGGTGTAAACCTTACACTGTTGGTAGTTACATGATTGGCATGAACAGTCAGAATGTCAGTGATACCTTTTACCGTGAGTATGAAATCAGTGTCGGTCAATGTATCAAACAGTTCGGTGAAGAGAATTGCAGTCAATCAGTTAGAGAGCAATGGAAAACTGGTAACAGTGAAGCGTGGGTCAAGATAGTTCATGCAGTTGAACCTAATGATAAACGCGATGGTGCTAGTCCTTTGGCTAGTGATAAACCGTGGCGCAGTGTTTACTATGAAGCGAAGAGTGGTACTAAAGAAGGTACTGATACATTCTTACGTGAATCAGGTTTTGATGAATTCCCATTCGTGACACCACGTTGGGACGTTACTGCTGAAGATGTTTATGCGACTGATTGCCCAGGCATCACAGCACTTGGTGACACTAAAGCATTACAGCTTGCTGAACGTCGTAAGTATCAAGCAATCGATAAGTTAGTCAGTCCACCGTTACAAGGTCCTTCATCACTGAAGAACAAGATCAACGGTAACACGGTTGGACCTAATGACATCGTGTGGCATGAACAGTCAAGTGGTGGGTTAACCAGCATTTACGGTAACTATCGACCTGACATCAATGTTATCAAGGAAGAAATTAATAACGTCGAGAATCGTGTTCAACGTGCATTTTATGAAGATTTATTCTTAATGTTGGCACAGACAGACCGTCGTCAGATAACAGCTCGTGAAGTTGCTGAGAAGCATGAAGAGAAGTTGTTGATGTTAGGTCCTGTACTTGAACGTCTACATACTGAGTTACTTGATCCATTGATTGATAGAACATTCAACATACTTCAACAGAACGGTGTATTACCAACACCACCACCTGAGTTACAGAACAAAGAGTTAAACGTTGAATATGTGTCAGTGTTAGCGCAAGCACAACGACTTGTTGCCACAGGTGCTGTTGATCGCTTAGTTGGTTTCGTTGGTCAAGCTGCACAACTATGGCCCGAAGCACGTCATAAGGTTAATATCAATCAAGGTATCGATGAGTACGCTGAATCACTTGGTGTTGATCCTGCAATGGTTCGCAGTGATGATGAAGTTGCTGCAATGGCTGAAGCTGAAGCGCAACAACAAGCACAGATGCAAGCAATGGCTGTTGCTGAACAAGGTGCTAATATTGCCAAG